CCACTCCCAAGGACTTACCACTGGCTGACTTTGTTTCACTGGTTTGTTTTCAACGGCGTACAAGATTGGTGGATACCTACGGCAATAACCAGGTCCAGTACCTGCTTCAAACCCGTCAAAGAGGCTTCGGTCAAAGTAGATACAAGTAGAACACTCTCGCTCTCTGGCTAATACTTTGGTTGGGTCTTCCACAAGAGAGAACTTACCATACGAGGAGATATCATTTGGGTCATAAACCACCGTCAAACAGAAAAGGGGAAAAAGCTTTTTTTTCGCCGGGTCTTTTCGGATTCTCAAAATTTTGTCGTCGGGTTACAATACCGTTTTGCCGGGTATGAACATGTGTCTGGCTTTATTGCCGGGTCTGGTTCTGGGGTTACTGGTGAGTAACCGGTACGGAACTGGTTCTAACTGGTACGCACAGCCTGTGGATAACTTTCTCAACTATTGGCCGTCTGTTTATCCTTTTGGACCATAGGGATACGGGCATGTTTGTTGGCGCAGACTACTTCTGTCGCCCTTACATAGAGGGTAACTACCTCTTTACACTCTGGGCATACCCATACAGAACGCTTTGCCATCTCATCTACCACCGTCAATTGCCGGGTCAAACATAAGGGGAGACTATACACCAAGGAAAGTGTGGTTAATTACTACTCTACCGGTTGTCTAGGGATGAGTTTGTCTGCTTGTTCCCTGATAAGTCCGTCCCTTACTGCTTCCCATTCAGCTATAAAGGCTTGTCTGTCGCGCTCGCCTAGCCTATATGCCTCGTCCCCTAGACGTTTGACGGTCTCTATAACCGTGGAATGAGGAATACGGTTTGATTGAGTGCCGGCATTGGCTGCTCTTACCTGGTCTTGGAACTGTCCCCATGCTTGTAGTGGTGTGGGAAAGCCACCAAGCATCTCATCCACCACCGTCGAAAGTATTTCACCCGGCGATGGAAGCCATTTCCTTGTTGCCGCGCCGCTTATGTAGGCGTTCCAGACCGTTGATTCGTCCAAGTGACCCAGTATGTCCCACCAAGCACGGAATGTGTGGGTCTCATCAGCTTTCATTATCGGCTTGTTATGTGCCGCATGGATTCTTTTAACCAGTTCTACGAGTTCATCCTTGGTCATGCGCCACCGTCGTAACAAGAGTGGGGGTTGTATAGAGGCTGTGGCCGAATAGTTCCACCTCAAACATGGCTTGTAGGGCACCGTGCCACCTTGCAATAGCGAACATACGTTTGGTTACCGGCAGATGCTTGGAATCAACCGAAGGTTTCTGGGTCACTGGCATCAAGTTCTCCTTGGAGTTGTTGAATAGGCAGGGTTCTGATTGGGCCATTAACTTGACCATATCATTAATTTGAATATTTTCAGTCATGCGCCACCGTCAATCAAAAAGGGTCGCCAGTTTGACCCGGCAATTCAGACCCAGACTTGCTAAGGAACCACTCAACTTTGCCTGAGTCTCGAAAAATAAGTTCAATAGAGTCATATCGGACGTTGTTTGGGTTCCGTCCCATATGCCAATCGCTCATTGCGCAGCCTCGTATGGCCATCTTGCACTTCTCCATTCCGTAATTGACTATCGCCCAAGCAAGAATAGCCCGCCGCTCATCGGAAAGCAAGGCTTTTTTGGATAATGTTTCGCGCCAAAAGGTAAAGAGTTCTTCGATTTCACCCGGCAAAACTTTTTCATAGGCAGATTTCCTGGCATTCCGTCTGGCAATTTTCTTGCCTTTGACGGGTTTCTCTTCAACCGGAAACAATCTCATTCCCATCTCCTCTTGGTTTTCATCCACCACCGTCAGTTAATACCTTTCATCAACGAAAAAACAATACCAAAGATTATCAAAGTAAGTAAATCTTTGAGGGGGTTTGGGGGAACTTTACCCGGCGATTACCGGTTTTTTGCAAGGCCCCTGCAGCCCCACCTCTGTAGGGTGCGAGTTCGTAGACTAGTGGTGTGACGTCACTATGTTGTGATTGAGAAACTAGCGGACACGGTATGCCCTGTCAAGCATCTATTCAGAATTTATTAAAATTTTTTATCAGCACGGTTTTGCTGGGTCATCCTCCACCGTCAATTCTTTCGCCGGGCCATCAATGGGATGTGAGACAATATGTCTGCCCCCTTGGGTGGGTTGAGTTAATTGATCTTGTCGGTGGTGTGTGGAGTATGGGATCTCATAAGCTCCCGACCCCTGGGGGTGTTATACCATCTGAATATTCAGCTATGGTAAAGACCATCTTTTCCATTATCTTCGCCCAATCCGCGTCCGGATCATCCGATTTATCCATCTCATCCATCTGCTTGCGTATCCAATCGTGAGACCAAACACCCATGTAGGTGTCATCATCAAAGCCGGTTGAGCAGTAGTAGTCACCTTCAACGGCTGTTGCCGGGGCAGAGAAGGCTTTAAATATAAACCGTCCGTCGGTGGCTATGAACAGCAGTGTTGGGTCAAGATCATTTTGGTTTGAGTCGTTGACTGCCGCGCTAAATTTTTCGTAAACACCATTTTGATATTCCACAAATGATCCTCCACCGTCATTAAATGATAGCCTATTCCAGACACGCCGCAAATAGCGGCGCGAGAGGAGCCATGTTTGATCTATGCCAGCAGTAAATGAAACTTCAAATCGACGCCCAGCGATAGTCTTCGCTGCTTTCATCTTCACATGTCTTGCGCATGCATTGATGATCTTCGCGGCAGCTTGGGTTTTGCGCACACAGGTTGAGGCCATTGATTGGAAGGTTGAATGGCGAGAGGCCGGCATACTGGGGACTCTCGCTGTTGTGTGGCGCATGTGGCTCAAGCCTCGTAACTAATTACCGAACCGCGTTAAGAATGCGTAGAACTTGCCATCGTTGGTTCTGTCGAGGGTGGCCAACTTCCAGGTTCTGTCCCCTGCATAGTAGTCAAGTCGCTCTATAAGAGCCACTACGTCCTCGCTGCACAGGTAAGCAGTGTAGGGAGTCTCTACTCGCTCAACACCGGAACCCAGTGAGCTGTCTGCTGGATCGTAGTAATTGTCATCGCCCAGCATTAGAACTTCCCTACTATTTCTTTTGCCTCAATGATGAGTTGCTCGACTAGCAGCACACACTCCCAATCGTTGGCTTCCTCTCCGTGTATGAGTTTCGTTGAGAGTATGCCATCAAGCACGAACCCAGCGAACCCATCAACCAATTCATCCGAAGGCTCTTGGCCTTCTTTTACTGCGCGAATTGGATCAAGGTATCTCTCTACCCATCGATGTTCGGACATCCCATCAATGAATTCTATTTCAGTTTTATTAGTGTCAATGTTCATTGTTTATTCTCCAAACTTTCGAGCGCAAGACACGCAGACATAACGATATTCGGTTTGTTCTGATTCTAATAATGGTTTAACATTTGTTCCAACAAGTGTTTCACAATTGCCGCAGGCCCAAATATTTGTTTCCATTTCGCATGTTCCAATAAATACTTCACTCATTATGTTATTCCTCCTTGTTGTGGTGGACCCACCAACAGTGGAGCGACCAAGCTCCTGCTGACAGGCCCACCGATCTGGGTCAGGTAATTATTTCAGTCGAGAGGGTATCTCGGGTCGCGCTACCTTGACATTGTTTCGTAATTTGCCGAGCAACACTTTGGCTTGGGCAACATCTCTCACGACTAACACTCGCTCGTGAGCGACATATCTGCCTACTTGCCTATTGAGTGACTCGTGCGAATGGTCATGCTCGCCAGTGACTCCACCATCGCTCACCCATACCACTGGTGAGGCAGAGCGTTGACGTTGCTTGGTCGCCCATTTAAGTGCTGGATAGTCCACGACATTCCCACATCGGTCATCGGGCATCTCTGACTTCTTACAGATACGACCTCTCTCAGCGAGTATCCACAAGTTTGGTTTGCTGGATGAAACTTCTGTATACATCGCAACGGTGCAACCGGGTGCGGCCTCAACAATGTCACGAATGTCATTGTGTCCGAACTGCATTGAGCCACTGGCATCAATAAGCACGACACCACCCATACCTTTGCTGGTGCGATCAAACACTTTGCGATCAGTGAGATATCGGTGCATACGGCGAGGGTTCTTGCCAGTGTCGCTTGCGATACGCTTCTTACCCAAGTTGCCTCGAGTCGCTTCAGGCATCGCAAGTTTCTTAATTCGCAACTTGCCCCAACTAGGAATTTTTGCTCTTGCTGGTCGTGGCTTGGTCTTTGTTGGATCGCTTGGCTCTCGCTTGGTCTTTTTGTCTTTGCTCTCTTTTGGCATAGTGCCAGTTGGGTCGCTTGGTTCGCCATCGGACTCGCCATCGGACTCGCCATCGGACTTACCTTTTGACTCATCCTCGCGCTTTTCTTCTTCCATTTTTTCAATGAGAGTATCGACCCATTCGGCAATTCTCTCAGTATGAGCGAAGCCACTTTCTTCACCATCAACCGATACTTTCCCAAGTTCGCTCATATGGATGGCATCAATATTCTTCATGACTTGCTTCTGAATACTGGCCATAACTTTGGCAGTGCCTTTATTTACTGAGCGAATACCTTTGATGAACTCAGTGCCACCAATAGTTCCTGCAGTGCCAACAGCACCGAGAACAAGTTGAGTGAGATCATCAGCCTCAGCGAGTTTCTTGCCTGCGGCTTTTTCACTTCCATCGGTGAGATACTTCTGAACTGGAATGCCTACTCGGTTGCATAACGAGTTCACTCGAGCCTCCTCAACAGCACGAAGCGATCCCTCTGAGGCAACCTCTCGTGCTAAGTAGGCCAACATTTCTGCTGGTGCTGGCGAAACTTTGGCATGCATCATTTCGTGTCCACGAATGGCTCGGTCTAGTTCATCCTCACCGTGAGGTGCAACCATCTTGCGATTATGCAAGTCAGTGTGAGGAATACCACGAGTCGCTGGCGAGTCGCCAACTTCCCATCGACCATGCTCTTGGTCAGCACGACCAATCATTTCCGGTTGCGGCGAGCGTAGGCGCTCTTGTTTTGTTTTGGTGAGAGTCACGACACACCATCCACTCTGATGGCATCAATCAAGTCGCTTGCTCGCTCACGGAAGATAATTTCGCTTGCTCGCTTGTCGCCAAGTTCAGTGCGAAGGCGATCAAAGTCGTAGAAGGCCCTGAGTGAGATACGACGCTCGCCTGCATCTGCCATACGAATTGCAAACTTGTGCAAGTCGGGTGAGAGTCGCTTGAGAGCATCAGGGTGTGGTTCGTTGATGCGAACTCGAACAGGGAAGCGATCAGCGAGCGCGGTTGGCAACTCGTTCATATCTTCAACATTCGTAGTCATCACTGCAGAGAATCCTGCAAGCGGTCGCACTACCTCGCCAGTTGTCGGGTGAGTCCAAGTAGCAGACTCAGGGGTGTCAAGCATTGCGAGCAGAGTCGCGGCGACATCGCCACCAGCCTTGTCAATTTCATCTACGACAAGTCGCCCACCCTTTTTGCCATCGCCCTTCCATGCCTTGAGAGCAGAACCGAAGTTCCAAGTGAAAGTGCCAGTTTCATTCGGGATGAAACAGCCAGTGACATCGGCAGTTGTCATGTCTTCAGTGCAGATCAATCGGTAAGCACCAGCCTGAACATCGCCATAGGCGAGGCCTGCATATGTCTTGCCGAGTCCGGGAGGCCCGAACAGAATTAGTCGGTCAATGCCTGCACTGAGGCACTCCTCAACTGTCTGCCAGCACTCAGGAAGTGCTGACTTTGCTTTTGTTGTTGTGGTCATTATTGGTCGCTCCTTTTGTTTGGTTTGTTATTGCTTACTTATGACTCTATGGGGGCTGAATCTGTTGGCGCGCTTAGTAGGGCCATACTCCACAAGTGTTCCATTGCTGTGTAGATCGCCTCGTTAAGTGTCTCGGAAGGGTCTTGTTTTGGATCATCCCAATCAGTATCAAAGTTGATACTCCAGTCATTCGGCAAGTTGATGACACCTTTACTGAAGTCATATTCGTGGTGTTCTTCAATTACCAACTCGCCACCTTTGTATCGGGCGATACCAAAGAAGTTCATTCCCGGTTCCTCATACTCATTGTCGATAGTGACATTCGGGTGAAGTCTGCTGATCTCTTTGAGAAGACCATTTGCTGGCCCCCACGGAGTTTGGAAGTGCATTGAGATAGATGACATTGTTGGAACTGCATAGTTCTCATCACTCAATTCAGTTTCGCAGTCGCCCCATTTGGTTCCCCAGTTTTCATACTGCCAATCGACTCCACCAATTAGTTCGCCGGTGGCGTCAGTTGGTTGAGGCATGAAGTCGGCCAAGCGACCATTCTCACCATCTTCTGTTTTTGTTTTGAGTTTGTCGGCAATAGATCGGACTTCTGATTCCGGTCCACACACCGATAAATTGTTGTTGCACCAATTAGGCATTTGCATCCTCCGTTTTTTTCTGAGCCGCTTCCAGCGTTATGCGCGACATCATTTCTTGCACTCGCTTAAATGATTCCATCGGTGTGTAAGCACCAGCATGATTCCAAATTACTTCCATCTCTCCCGGAATAACTTGCATCTTGCCATCATTGAACTCCCATTTCCAGAACTCGTTGTCCTCGCCCTTCCAGATGGCATACGAACCTTCTTGGACAAATGGTGCAACAAAGTAAAGGAACAAATCTTCTTGTCCAGTCTTGTTGTTGTAGTGTCCGAGAATAAGGTCGCCATTCTCGTTGTAGTCAGTGTCCTCGAACCCAAGGTCCAGCATTACTGCTTTGAGGTCAGGGAGCGTTGACAAGTCTTCTGGCATCCACGAGAACCAGAACTTACGCTCTGAGTTCGGACCGTGTGAGCCGCCTCGCTTGATCTCGTCATTCTCATTCATTGCTAGGACTGCTTTATAGGCAGGTTCTAGCAAGTCCTTGGGAATGCTGATGTTGATATCTTCGGTGTTAACGTAGTAACCCATTATTGTCTCCTTTGGTAGTAGTTAAGCAAGACTCTATGTAGCACCAATCTATTGGCGCGAATAAACCTTATGCCTTGATTAGTGCTGGTAACTCGTGGTTAGGGCCAAGAGGCGAGTGTCGTCGAACGATCTTGCCTTGTGTCCAGTTGTTAAATGCAACTGTGCAGTTAGCCAAATGAATAACTGATGAGTTAGCACCAAGCTTTGCGCCTGACTTAATTAACCACGAACGCAATGCAAGCACTGGCGATGAAGCAGTAAGGCCTTCACCTGAACTCAGCGCGGCAAAGAACTGCTCAATTTTTTCTTTGCTGTGTCCATTCTTTTCTGCGAGGATCGCAAGTGTGATTAGTGCAGTGCGATTACCCAGACCAGCAGAGTCGTAGACGGTTCGAGAGAGTCTTATTGCCCAATCAATTGTCTCAAGATTTTCCTCACTCCACGAAACAATATCTTGGCGCGTGATGAGTTGTCTGACATCGGCGCGATACGGATTGAAGCCGGCCTCAATAACTCCGACCAGTTTTGCAACTGGAGCAATTGCTGAACCATTTGCAATTCCAGCAGAGGAGAGAATGTCATTCGCTGTTCGCTTCATTCCTGAGTCAATAACTGCGAACGACTCTTGAGATAGGCCTGTTACTACAAGTTGCTGTTTGAGAGTTGTCTTTGACTCGACGCAACCCTCAAGTCTGTGTTGGCCATCAATCAATACGCCCTTGACATCAAACTTGATCGCCTCGCCAGTGGTCAGCCATTGTTTGCGCGACATTTCCTGAGCGAGACTTGAGACGCGACGACGACGCAGACCTCTATTGTTTGTGTTGTGTTCCAGCATCTCTGCAGCAATAGCTGGAGTTATGTCTAGGAATATCGCAGTGGGTTCCGAGGCGATACGCTCAAATGACTGTGTCTTTGTTGGTGTTTCTTGCTTTTTCATACGACCTCCTTAGGTCTTTGTTTCCTTAATGGTAACGACAGAGTTGTCATCCTCCACCGTCAATTAGTAAATATCTCTGAGGGTTTATACCTACTCAGTGTGACGAACCGGAATTCTGTTCCTGTGCTGTGTCGTCTGTCACATACACCTCCTGAATGGCCGGCAGGTTCTCGCCGACTGGCTCGCGGGCATCCTCGTGTATCCAGCCATGGATCATGTCGAGCACGTCCTCGTAGTAGACCGGGTGATCGGTGAACTCGGACAGAGCCAGGCCAGCTTCGACGACGTCGTAGGTCCACTCTCGGGATACCTTCAGGTGTGTCGGTGCAGGCGAGCCATCGCGTTTAGTCAGAATCATAAGAGAGAGTCCGAGTCGTAGGCCGGGAGAACCTCGACATTAAAGTTACTCAGGTCCCAGCCAAATTGTTCTAGTCCCATCTCAAGTGCTACAGAAATTGCGGCTTCGTCATCCTCGGCCTCAACGGTAAGCACGACTATTCCACCAGTGGCAGTAAAGATCGCATTCCACTTGGTCATGCGAACCCGCATTCAGTGTCTCGACCTATCATCTCATTGCAGTCTTTGCATACGATGTTGTCGTAGTAGTCCGACCACACTGGCTGATAGTTGCTCGCAGTCGAGAACTCATCTTTACAGATAGGGCAACGGTTTTCCGGATTTGAGTTGATGACTACCATCAACTTTTTCATCTCCTCGAGTTCGCCTGAGTTCATTGCAGCACCATATGAACTTCATAGGCGAATGGGTTGGGCCAGCCGATGGCATCGTTGAGCCAACGAGTTGCATCGTGGTGAGCTGTCTCGCCGATAAATAACTTATTGCCGGCCTTGCCCTCAAATTCATATGACACTTTGATCGCGCCATATGGATAGTGGTCGTCAGATACGGTGTCGGTGAGATCGCCGTATGAGATAGAGACACTACCTCCATCTTGAGTGATGAGGGTAGGCTCTCTGAAGTTGTCGGTTACGAATCGTTTGGTCATGGCTATTACTTTGCCACGACTTCATCTGTTGGCGCGACCACTGCATCGCTCAACTTGGTGAACGAGTGAGCAGGGCGAACGACTTTGGCAATTGCCGATCCAATTGAAGCACTCGAGAGAACTTCACGGATAGTTGCGACACTGACATTGTGGTAGGCGTATGAGCCACCCGTCTTGAATGTCACGATCAAATTGCCGACTTGGGTGAGGTCGTCGTATCGTGCGCCGACCGCTTCGTATCGCAACGATGAGATCGCTGCAGAATTAATGTCTGTGATGTTGATATTCATTTCCCCTCCTTATGGGTTGTCTTATCAGTATGCCGGCCCTCAATCTCTCAGCGCGATAGATCGCGCCAAAGGATTAAGGCCAGCAAAACTGAGGTTATGACAAAACAACTCACAATAGACATATCGGGAAAAACACTTCGGCTGATCGGACACGTCGGCGTAGATAGTGGTCAAGTAATGATTACCGACCCTTGCTATCTCGACGGTTGGAAGGCTGACGAGTTTGATTCCGTTGATGCCCCACTCAACTATTCTTATTCGGGTGCTTGTGCAGCAACACTCGGAGAAAATGGTGGTGCTGAGATCGGATCAGGAACTCAGGGTGTCGCTTCTCGAACAGCTCATGGCGATGGTTGCTTCCCAGTGTTTCAGATAATTGATGGTGAAGGAACAGTTGAGGGCCTGTTCGTGGACTTCTCAGGAATGACTGATCCTGTAGAGGACGCGCCTACAGATGACGACGAGGAATACTAAAGGTATGACAACAACAACCGTTAGACAACTCATTGAACACTTGTTTAAGGTCGAGGACTTGGATGAACCAGTCCTCTACCAGTATTACCTTGCCGAACACTTCGGTCTTGATTCAGGGAATGAAGTGTGGGGTCAGGTTGTGAAGGAACTTGATGGCTTGATTCCGGGTACGGATTCTTGCAGCGAACTTATTTCTGAGGCCGTAATGGCACAGATAATAAACAACCAAGTGGCAGTATCCCTAGAAGAGAGAAGGGCAAATGATTGAGCACAAAATAATGGTTTCGTTTCTTGCGTCGCGAGCAATGACAGCAGACGAGATGAGCGAACTCGAGCGAGCAGTCGCTGTTCAGGTCGAAGAACCTCAGATCACAGATGAGGACGGCGAACTAATAGATGCCGATATTGAGGTGTCAAATGTTTCGGTGAACTTCCTTATCGCCGGCATTAATGCGCCAACAGATTGATCACGGTTATTCTTTAAGCAACTACTACTACAAAGGAGAATAGTTATGGGTTTAGACATGTATCTATCGGCCAAGAAATATCATTCAGATGTTGAGTGGCGAGGGGAAGCCGCCCGACAAGAGTTTGCCAAACTCAAGCAATTGTCTGGTGTCGGCACAGTGATTGACAAAGTTGATCTGCCGCATATCTATCTTGAAGTCAGTGTCGGCTACTGGCGAAAACAGAATGCGATCCACAAATGGTTCGTGGACAACTGCCAGAACGGTGAGGACGACTGCCGCACTTCGTATGTCGGGCGCGAGAAACTAGAAGAACTGAAGGCCTTGTGTCTCAAGGTTCTCGCCGATCCCAAGCAAGCAGACGACCTGCTCCCTAGCATGGAGGGTTTCTTCTTTGGTGGGACTGACTATGACGAATGGTACTTTAGTGGCATCAAAGAAACTATTGAGATCGTTGATAGTGCCTTATCTATGCCCGATGAGTGGGAGTTCGATTACCATTCCTCTTGGTAGGGGTTGTTAAGTAAGCAACCTACCAATAGGATTAACTTAACTCAAAGGAGGGTTAATGAAAAAGATACATAACAGTGCAGAAATGTGGCCCGTATATAGATATGGCGATCACCCAAAAGGCACAGCAACCATTGGCGAAATGGCCGGCGCCCTTATGCATGGCAATCCGAAAACTAAAGTCATGCGTTTAAACAATGCCATCAAGACAAGTAATGTCGTGGCCCCAAAGCCAGTCGCCATTGTCGGTGGACGAGTAGGTGGCCTGAGTTTCGTTTACAACGTCGCAGACATGGTTAAGTGGCGAAAGCAGCATGTCGAGAATCAAACGACAAAGCGCGAGAATGTAATGAACCGAGCCATGCACAAGGCCGACCTATCAAAGCGTCGTAGCCGTAGGGCTCAAGCGATAAGCAAAGAAGCCTCAGGGGCAAAGTTGCGCTACAAAAAGTACGTCAAGATGCGCCAACAAGCCGAGAAAATAAATGTCCGAGCAATCGGATCAGTAGAGCGATAACTACGCTCGCGCTAAAGGATTGATCCTGCCTAAGGTTTAGGTATGACCAAAGCACAAAAAACAACAGAGCAAGCAGAAGTAGAGGTAAGCCTGATCGGTGACTATTACGTCATGCGCGTGAGCGTCACCGTTCCGGGACCAATCGATGAGGACGAAGACGAAGAGTGGAAGGAAGATGCCCTCAAAGCGGCCATTGACTTAATAGTGGATCACTATGGTTGGAAGAACCTAGAAAGCACTCTCATTGACGCAGACTTTGAGACTCAGCCCTTCTAGGCCAACCTCATCCTCCACCGTCATTAGGTAAAGGGGCCGGCTTAAAGCCGGGTGATCTGAGACAGTCGAGCAAATATTCCCGGACGTTTGCCGGGGGTCGCTTTATCGGGCTTGGCTTTTTTTGGGCTGGCCTTGACTCTGCTTGGATCCCTTTTGGTTTTTTTGGTAAACCCGTTGCTCGTTTTGTCAACAGTCTTCAACCATTCCGAAACTTGTCGAGTCATTTTGGATTCCAAGTTGCGTTGCGCAAAATCCATTTTGTCGCATATGTACCAGAGAGTTTCTAGTTCGTTGCTGTTCTCTGGTAAGCGAGCCTCGCGCAACTCTTCTTGCCTTATTGACAGAGCAACCAGTGCAACTTCTAGTTCGTCATAGTTGAGTCGAACTGTTTCGGTATCTGGTTTTAGTTTGTGGTTAGTTTTGCCCATCATCCGATGATAGCACCTGCTCATCGGCCCGTCGAAGATCGCTTGCGACCCGCATTATCGCTTCCCGGATAGACAGGTTTAGCGAATCCCATATTGCGTCATCCTGCATTACCATCCAACCAACCAACTCTATCTCTTCTGGTTTTCTGCTCATTAGATATTCAGCAGCGAGCCTAAGCTCACTCGAGTTGCCCATATCTGGATCGGTGATATGAACGAGCTCATCCCAAATTCCGGGAGCATCAAGCCAGACGTGTAGTGCTGGGTTTGGTGTAATTTTTTCGTCAATCATTCAAAGCCTCCGTCAGTCAGGTTCAAAGAAGAGCATACCGAAAATGCATCGTAGGCATCCGTTGGGGTATCGCCGTAAGACATTCCACCCGTGAGAGCAAAAGTTTTGCCCTCGATATGAAGCGGAACGCAGTCGCGTCGCTGCATATACGAGTAGACGATCTCAACTTGGTCGCGCAGATATCCCACGACTTCATCTTTTGCTGGAACTTCCACAGTGCCAACGTAAGGCCCAACTCCCCATTCATCGAGAGTTTGAATCAAGCCGGCCAAATCGTCATCAACAAGTTTGCTTGCCCTCTTTAGGGCCTCATCTTTGCTGACTTTCATTTCGCAAATTGCAACTATCAGATCTGCACCCATTAGTTCTCCTTTGTCATTGTTAAAACTTTATTCACTGCCGCATCTTGAGTGTTGAGTGTCTCTCTCAGTTCGGCACATTGTCTTTGAATGCTCGCGCAGAGATCCAAAATCTCTTGGCGCTCGCTTGGTGTGAGTAGGTCTGGATTAAACATAAGTCAAGTATGTCCTTTCGTAATCTACGAGCGCAATAACGGTGTGTTTTCTGGCGTGGCATTGGTGAACTTTGCTTCACCCAAACGCTTCTCGAAAAACGAATACATCACTTCACGAACTGCCGTGTCGGAGTATTCGCTGTGCTTGCTGCAGAACTCTTGGTGTTCGCTTTTGACGTATTGCTCCCAAGCGTGAACGACGTGATCAATGCTTTTGGCAACGATCATGCAATCGGCGAGCATTTTTTCGGCAAGACGAGCGACCTCATCATTGCCTTCCTGAGTGTACATGGCGAAGTAATTTTTGGTGTTTGTCATAATTACAGTCTGCCGGCCCATCATCTGTCGGCGCGACCTCATCTTAGGGTCGACCCAAAGTATCGCGCCAAAGGATTAGGCCTACCTATTGTTGATATTACCAACGAACAAAGGGGAAAAAATGCCAGCACAAATATCAACACTCACAAGTTTCTTTTTGGAAGAGGATGACCAAATCCAAATCAAAATTGGACAACTCAACGAGGAAACTTGGACCGTGGAAATCGGGGAGATTCGCTACGGCAGCTTTTACACCTTCATGGTTTTCTATGCCAAGTCAGAAAAGCAAGCCCAGAACTTTCGCAAACTTTGGAAGGAAAAGGTTGAAGCATAATGGAACAGATCGCTTGCCAGTGGTGCGATAGCACCAACGTTCGCATCTCAGGCCACTCGCCTATGTGCATTGAAACGGAGTATCGCTGTAACGACTGCCAAGAAAAAACTTGGCACGATGATCGGATTGAGGTTTGATGAAAGAGTTCACGATAACTTTCGTAATTGATGACGAGAGCAAGTGCGACCCTGAGACTATTTTTGATCTAGTCCAGATGATGTGCTACGACGACTTTGGTGGCGAAGTCGATTGCTTCTTTGGCAAGAATGACGAACTTATTTCTGGCGATAGTCCTGCATTTGATATGGCCAAAGAAATGCTTGACGACCTAGACGCGCCGACAGATGAAGGCAAGTAATACTTAAACCATGACAAAACAACAAACCGATTACACACCACACGATGCCGACAACCTTATTGATGGTTGGAATGCAGTATCGGAATATGCCGAGAACTGCGTTCTGATCGCATTCGACGGTTGCCACAAAATCTATCTTGCGATGGATGAGACTGAGGCAAACTTTTTCCGTGATCCCGAGAACTACGAGTTTTCGTTCGAGAACAACGGCGAGAATGACCTCATGGATATTCTTGACGATTGGTATAGAAGTTCTTGCGACCTCAAGTTCATTCAGGCTGTATGGAGCAATGAGGCTGACCCAAATGCTGGCTTCGTTAGTTTGATCTCACAAGAGGCCGGCTGGGCAGAAGACGAAAAAGAATACGAAGACAACGAGTAGTCGCGCCAAAAGATTAAGGCAAGCAATACTTTTATTACCAACCGAAAAGGAGAACCATGAATATCAACATCACAGATATCAACTCAGCGGCTATCAAGTCGTTGCGTTTCGAGGCAGTAGAGGCTCGCTATGACGAAGCCGACAAACTTGGCACACTCGTTGTCACTTTCGCAAATGGTGGCTCGTATGCCTACCAAGCCGTCAGTGTCGCAACAATGCGAAAAGTTCTCGCCAGCGATTCGATTGGATCGGCTGTAGCAACTTTGGTTAAGCCAGCACACACTTTCGCAAAGGTGTCGGCTTAACTAACAAGGTCGCATCCGTGAGGGCCTTTCCCCCCACAGGCTCTCACGGATCGCCAAGTGCGCCCATAGATTGACAAGGGATAAATTGAAACTATGACAAACCAACACGACAACTTTCAAGTTCGCGCTTTCGCTTTAGACTTTGAGTCGATGCGAGAGAATCCAACATGGGCTCATATGGCCGACACCCACACACTTTCTGCACCCGATGAGGCTTCGGCAGAGAGACTTGCCACAACTTTGGTGGGCATGGTCGTCAAGAATGGCAAGACCGTCTATCAAACGCAAGTGTGGACAGTCGGTGACAACCCAAAAATGCTCAACGAGTTCGAGGCATAGGAGAGCCATGCACGAAGAATCATTGATGGCAATGAACGATGCACGATATACCGTGTGGGTCGGTGGCTTCGAGGTTACAGATTGGCTCGTTACACTAAAAACAGCCAGAGTCGTATCTAGGTTCTACGAAGAGCAAGAATACGATGACGTGGTAATAATTGATACCAAGTCAGATTTGCCAGTAACAACCAAATAAGGAGGTTTGGAATGAAAGTTGAATGCATTGTGTCGTGCCTCACCATTGTTGAGGTAGATACGCCAGAATCAACAAGCGATGCCATGCTTGAAGCCATGGCCAAGCACGAGTTTTTCTGCAGCCTCTCAAAACTCAACCCAGACAATCTCTCAGTAGAGATACTTGAGCCAGCAGACTGATGAGTGCGTTCGGGGATCAATGAATTAGCTGTGCTAACCTAATTACAATGCAACACCCAATATCCGAACAAAACTTTCGACCCCTTGCCTCAATAATGGAGTCTGGGTATACGGTTTCGGTTGAGTTAGGTGATTTGATTCAAGACAAACAGGTTTGGCACGATCAAGCGATACGTGTGACGGTCGTTGATAAGTTCGGTGACACTAAATGGGATATGTTCAGGGGAGCAAAGTCTCGAGTCAACGCCGGCAAGTGGCTAAACGAAGTTACAAGTGGAGCAATTAGCTCAATCTAGAGTGCGGCAGTTTAGGTGCCGGGCCCTGCAGAACAAACCACATGACCACGTTGCCATGACCATAAGGAGAGTGGAATTGGCTCAAGACCCGGCATGTAAATGCTAACACGCTCAAGTCTTGTCTTGGTGCTACCTCTTAGAAGCCGTCATCGGATCGGATAATTGCCACAAGCAAAACAATTCCGGCCAGAGCCAATCCAGACAAAAGAAGTCTCAACATTTTGGCTTGGATCGTTTTACGGATAAACGCAACTCTGGCATAAGTCGTATTGCTGTGCCTCGCCGATACAACTGAGCAGGCCGACCATTGGTATCGACACGCTTTGCTCCCGGAATCGCTTCAACAAAACCGGGAATGTTTAGAACTTTTCGGGAAAAGTTTGCAGGGTCAAGACTTAATTTTGGCACTACTCTCGACCCCAACTTGTCGGATGTCTTTTTACGATGTTGCGCATTGATGGATGGTTTATTGAGGGCACTGACTTGCGGCCCCACAACCGAATGCTTCCAATTAGTAGAGCACGAAATACGCGCCAAGCACTTGGGCGATGCATCATTTGATTACTGCCTTTTTGATGACATCGTTCGGCTTTACTCCCAAGCCTCCACAGATACGAAAGAAAGTATCCATTGATGGCGAGAATTGGAGGTTCTCAATTCGATTAATTGTTTTGCGATCAATTCCAGATTTTTTGGCAAGTCTTTCTTGTGTCAATTCTTGCTTGAGACGCAACAATTTCAGTTGGGCCGCAATAGATGTTTGTTGTTTGTTGGACTTTGCTGATTGTTTTTTTGTTCTCATTTTTTTCCTTTTCATTGGTTGCTTATTGCTTTGAGTGAAGCCTATCTTGGGTTGGGGCAATTATCACCCTAACCTTTTATGTCTCTACTTACAGTGGCCAGCCTTGATTATCGCTTTTGTAATTTGGTCGGCAGTCCACCTAGCAGAGATACCACGAGCAACGATTTTTCGGATCGCCTCTTGCATGATGCTCTCTGGCTCGCACTCGTGCAGGATTGGCTGTGGGTCAATGTTCATTTGATAGTTTGGCTTTGTGGTGCAGGGTTGGCCGCACTTGTCACAAAGTATTTCACCATAGAAACTCGTTCGGCTTTTTGTCATACTTTCATTATTGCAACCCTTAATCCTTTAGCGCAATGGGCCTCGCGCTGACAGATGAAGGTCGGCAATAGTAAAGGTATGACAACAACACACACAACCAAAGTAAATGGATCACTGGCAAGTTGGACGCTTATTGCTGACAGCGATGGCGCTCGAGGTCGCACAGGATTCCAAAAGCAATATGTAGTCACTATCAACTTGTTGAACAATGGCAAGTTTTTGGTTCGCAAGTATTGGGGCAAAGCCGAAACGCATTTCTCGCAACTTCAAACTTCAGTAGTTGGCACTTATCCGTTTTACGGCAGTGCTTTTTATGCAGCTCGTGATGTAGTAAACGCAAAGTTGGACACTCAATATGTCGTTGCTCACCACGAAGAAATCAAGTTGGTGAATGCATAATGGCCAAGTATCCAAACATAGTGGTGCAACTCACTGGCAACGATGGCAATGCTTTTGCCATAATGGGATCGGTGAGACAAGCACTCAAGCGAGCAAAAGTTTCGGCAGACGAAATAGCCGAATACACAAAGCAATCGACTTCGGGCGACTACGACAACTTGCTACGAGTAGCAATGTCTTGGGTGACGGTTCTCTGATGCACTACTTTGCAGCAGACGGAAACTATGGCGATGCCTCAGGTCTTGTCGTGGTCGATACATCCGAATGGACAGAAGCCGACTGGGTTCGCATAGATGAAGCAATGGATGACGAGCGACCAGAGATCGCCGAACAAATAAATGAAACGAGGATGAACAATGCCAACAACTAAGAGTAGGGCCGCATACAATCGAGATAGACGGTGGAATCAAAAACACGGTGATACCAAAAGAGTTTGTCTTGAGGAGGGTTGTGAGACTGTTCTCAATCGATACAACCTCAACGATTGTTGCTGGGCACACAACACTGACTACATCATCAGGAACAAGATAAAAGTAGTTATCCCGGACTAGCGCGCCAAAAGATTGACCCGACCTATGGTGAAGGTATGACAAACACACTGAAATTCCAAATAGTCCGAAAGTCAGCAACCGACAAGCTCTCGTTCGAGGGAACACTCGCAGACTTTATTGAGTTTGCGAAACAAAATGGCCACGAACACTACGACGGTCCGTTTGATTACCCACAACTGAATGGTTTGCTTGGCCCAATGGTTGATGGTGGATTCGTTCGCTACGAGGATCCTGAAACCTATCGCTTGCTCAGTCTCTAAAACGCGCTGACAGATTGACCCGACTTATTCTTTTATTAACGACAACAAAGGGGATCACAAATGAGCGACATAGTTAGTAGCGAGCTTACGAAAAAAGTGTCAGCCGAAGTTCAGGCTGCACTCTTGCCTATTCTCGAGAAACACGGTCTTAAACTGACCAAGATTTCATCAAAGTATGGCGACAGTTATGGTGTGTCTATCTCTGCCTCGCCGACAGTTCTCAGCGAGAGTGGTGTGAACCTTGCATCGCCCGAAGCGATTTACTTTGAGCGGTTTGGCTACACGGCTTGGTTAGGCAAGGGTCTTGACGACCGAGTAGAACTCACAGCGAAACTTGGCACGAAGTTCACCACTGCTGGCAAAGAATATGTCTTCATTGGTATTCGCTCTCGTGGCAAAAACAAAGTCGTCGCAAAAAGTCAGTCAGATGGTAAAGACTACATATTTGCCGATTCGGTTGTTCCAACTATCAACAAGGCCAACGCTTAATCGCGCTGACAGATTACGGAAGGACATAATTAAATTATGAAAAACTTTATTAACTACTCAATTGCCACCACGCTCGCAAGTGTGGGTGCAACAATTATTTTGGTTCTGTTGATCAATAACCTCGTGCTTGCTGCATTCGCTGCAGTGTTCGTCTTGGTTGTTCATACTGCGACATTGGTTGCATTTGGCTATTACGAAATAATGGCTGAGTTTGGCCCAAAAAAAGAGAGGCTGTAATGAAAAACTTTTCACTTCGGGTAATCGAGTTCGCAAAAACTCGCCCATTGATTTTTGGTCTTGGTGTTCTATTGTTGGCGCCGGGATTTATCTTTGGTGCGCTTTTTGAAGTGCTTGGCTTTATCGGCTGGGGCCGAATATTCTTGGCTCTAGTTTTTTTGGCTGGCTACGCTGGCTATAAGTTCGTGCGATACGAATTGGATGGTTACAAAGAAACTGCCGATAATGCAGTTGATGTCGCCCGTTCAATGACGGACCTGTGGAAGTAGTGAGACAACTCGCTACCATAACTGCCTTATGAAAAAATTTACTATTGCGTTAGTAGCAACACTCTCACTCCTCACCATCGGCTCGCCGGCTCAAGCAAGTATTAACAAGTCATGCTCGAATATTGGATCAATAAGTGGCACTCAAAAAAAACCACTTGTTTGTAAGACTGTCAAGGGTAAACGTATTTGGGTATCTCAGGCTGTTGCACCAATTAAAAGAGTTCCCGGTGCCCTATACAAAACCACCACTGGCATCTACTTGGGTCCATCTATCGGCATCTCGGTGAGCTGGGGTTTTCCATACGATGCTGGTTCAAGTCCTGTAACTGGATACAGACTTGAATACATGATGACAAATACATCGTGGGTTTTCTTGTCCGACTTACCACCCACTCAGTATTTTCAAAACGTAACCGATGCTAATCCTGCTAATAACTATTTTCGATTTAGGGTTGCGGCTGTCAATGCTCATGGCATAGGCGTATTCTCAGAGTCTGATTGGATTCTGTATGGGTTCTCTTCAACTAATTCGAGTGCCACTACTTCAACCACTGTTGCTGGAGTGCCTGCGACGACCACTACCACCATTGCTCGAACGACGACTACGACGACCACCTATGTCACGAATAGTAGATCTCAAGCCGTTAAGTCTGCCTCTAACTATTTACGAATAATGGCATTTTCTAGATCGGGTCTTATTGAGCAACTCCAATACGAGAAGTTTTCGCTTGAGGATGCGACTTACGGTGTTGATGCTCAAAACGCCGACTGGAATATTCAAGCCGCAAAGTCTGCTGCAAGTTACCTAAAGACAATGTCCTTCTCTCGCTCAGGGTTAATTTCGCAATTAGTGTATGAAGGCTTCACTCAGTCTCAAGCAGAATACGGCGTCAATGCTGTAGGTCTTTAGTGCGCCAATAGATTGGTGCGACATACTCTAGGTATATGACCAACAGCAAAAGAGTTCTTGCGTCGAGCCTTCGTGCTGGCGACAAGGTATCCATAAACAACCAAACTATGACCGTGAAGTCTGTTTCATTCGGGCAGGCTCGTGCTGACAAGCGAGCGATGTCAATGATGACTCGTGGTCGAGACTTAGCACCAGTAGTTCAAGTGGACTTCCTCAATGTTCAAGGGCGACTTGTTTCGCGCGACTTTGACGACATGGAAGTTGTGATCACTCAAGGAAGAAAGTAATGACAGTTCGTGAAAAAGTTTGGACAAAGGGCGACACGGTATCTATCCCAGTGTCATTCGGCATTTTCGTTAAAGGCGACAGCAAGCGATACACAACTGGATTCGTCGAGGCAACTTTTTTAGAATATACCCAAGAAGGTTTGGCTAATATTCGATTAGGCACAGACACGTTCACAGTGAGCAAGGCTCAGTTGATTTAGTAGAGTGTTGATATGGCCTACGAACAGTACAGGTGTTTATTTTGTAATGTTGTCCTTGATCCAAAACACGATTCAGTCGCAGAGCTCGTCACCGGCTGGGTAACTAAGGGCAAAGTCGTGAAGCAAACTGAGCGCACTTGGCGCTTCGCTCACAAGGTCTGCGTCGATTACGTGCCAGTAGACGACACGCAGGCACAACTTAACTTCTAGTCCCATTGAGAGTGTCACGCCCGATGTGTATAAAGATGACAACAACACCTAAAGGAGCAAACCAATGGATGAGAACAAAATAGCGCAACTCGAGTTAGAGATATCAACAAAAAGCGATTGGACCACTAAGGCACTTGATGAGTGCTTCGGTGGGTTAGGGCCGCAAGACTTCGTGAATATTTGCGAACTCGGTGAACTATACCTAGATATCGGGATTGACGCAGATGATGCGTTTATCAAGCTCGGTGAACTGACTGGACTCGACCCAGCACTAGAGTTCAAGTTAAGCCCGACATATACCACTAGCCTTCTAGGACTTTATTCCACAATAGGTGGACTCATCTTGAGCGATAGAGAGTTTCGGGCTCTTACACCCGAAGAACAATTTAAGCGTGAGCAGACTGCCGATGCCTTCCTTGAAGCACAGCAAGTGGTTCGTGCGAATGCCAAACTCAAAGAAGAGTTTCGTGATGCTGTACGCAGGTTGCAAGATCGGCCTTAGATTCGCGCCAAAGGATTAAAGCCGCTTAACTTATGATTATGAAAAACCACTACACAGTCATTGCCAATACAACTTCACCCAATGCCGGCGATGTCGGTTTTGCCCCCGTAGTCGTTCACCAAGACTTCGAGACAAAATACGAAGCCCTCAAGTGGGCATGGCTAGTTGTCAAGCACCGAAATGATGTATTAAACCTTGAGCATGATCTGAGCAATGTCGAGTTCATATGCATAACCTCGCTTGACGATGACGATGACTACTACTTTGATGCCACTAACGAGACTGATGACTTCGTATTCATAGCAGCCCTTGCCAAAGAGAACCCTCAAGCGCCTGCGCCATACAAACCACCGGTGGTGGTGTTGCCGAAGGTTGAATATGGTGATGATAATGCTGCACCATAGATTGAGTCGCCGTCGGTCTTACCGTTGACGGTTGTGCCGTACTTGAAATCCATATAGAACACCAAACCTGCTGGGAGGTTCATTGGTTGAACTGATACGAAGTTCTTTGCTGCGATTGAACCGAACACCTTACGAACGAGTGGGAGTGCTACGCCTGCCCATTGTTCACCTGCTGAACCTGCACCTTGTGGGTTGGTTGCTGAGTTTTCAGAGATAAGTTGTTGTGCTTGGTTTTCGAGCATTACTGCCATGCCTTGCTTTTCATAGCCCTTCATGCCTTCGAGAAGGCCGGACTTTTCCCACTTGTTTGCTAAGCCGCGGGTTTGTGCGATGATTACATCGTGCGCGGTCTTTGCTTCGTTCATAAATTCCTTAACTGACATTTGTGTTTTCTCCTAAAAGTTAGATAATGCCTGCGAGTTGTTGTAATCGCTTAGCTACCGTGTTTTCTACGATAACTTCTGCGTCTTTCGACTTTGGAGCGGTACTTGGGGTTGGCTTACTTGCCAAACCTTCAGCGACCACCTTCTTACGTGATGCGTTGAATACTCGTGCTTGAGTTGCGAGGTTTTCAACGAGTGCGGTGTAAACAAGCTTGACTTCACGGACGGTAGTTGCTCGATCGAAAGATTCGACGATACGAACCTTCTGGTCATTATTGAGCCCTTCCTTACGGAACAACTTGTTTGTAAAGAGTAACTTTGCGTTTAACAAGTTAACTTCTTGTAAACGTCCACGGAGAACATTGACTGCTTCTCTATATTGTGCGAGTTCGTTCTTGAGTCCTGCTAGCTTGTGCATCATTGCAGCCTTTTCATCTTCATGTTCTGGCTTTTCTTCTGCTTCTAATTCAGCAAGAATTTCTTCAAGATCAACTTCGCCTTCTTCTTCATGTTCCATGCCTTCCTTCATTTCTTCCTTCTCTTCTTCCTTCTTTTCTTCAACTACAACTGCTTCCTTCATTTCTTCCTTTTCGTCTTCCTTCTTTTCTTCGGTGACGGTTTCTTCCTTCATCTCTTCCTTTTCTTCAGCTTCTGGAGCTTCTTCAGCTTCTGGAGCTTCTTCCTTTTCTTCTGAACCTGAAAGAGCTGCGATATCATTTTCTAATTCCTTAATGATTTCGCCAAGGTCGAAATCTGCTTCATCCCAATCTTCGTACCAATCGGTCACATCACCTTCTGCTGCGTCTGCTGCTTCTGGGCCTGTGCCAATATCTGAAGTTGCTTCTGCTTCTACTGATGGTTCCTTGTTGTCACCTGCGCCGATGTCTGATGCATCTGCTGGGAATTCACTTGAACCTTCTGCTTCTGCTTCTTCGTGTGGAAGTTCTTTTGCTTCTTCCATTTCCTTCTTTTCTTCTTCGCCGCCCATTTCTGCTTCAACGCGAAGACGACGAGCAATCATACCCTTGATTTGTGGGGTAAGTGATTCTTCCAAAACAAGCTTTGCGTTTGCAATAGCAGTTTCACGAACTGCTTCTGCATCTGCGATTGCTTGCTTTAAAAGTTCATTGGTGATTTGTGCCATAAAAAAATACTCCTATAAGGATTGAAGCAGATATTAAATCTGCTATTATACTATTTTACTTTTAGTAACACGCGATATTAAATCGATGTTTACTCTTTATAAATATATAGTTGTTTTCTAAAAATTGATTTTTATCACTAAATCTAAATTAATATTTCTTTTGACGTGCCAATCGCTTTTCATCCCGCTTACGGCGACGAAGAGCTTCTTGACGTTTAACTATTCTTTTTTTAGAAGGTTTTAAGAAAAATTCACGTTTACGAAGTTCTTGTATGAGTTCAGACTTTTTAACCATGCTATTAAACACTTTGAGTGCTTTTCCTAATTCATCTTTTCCATCTCTAACTGTAACTTCCATGTTTCCTCCGAAACTATTTTATGGTAATTTTGTGCTGCCGTGCATATTTTTCAACAGCCGCAGATGCTTGTGCATATGCTGGATGTGATTTATTTCGTAATGCGGTTTGTATTAAAATTTGATTGCCCGTTTTAGGATTTACTATTTTTGTTTTAAGAAAATCTTTTATAGATGTTTTTTGTGTTTTTGGTTTCGTTGGTTTAGGATGTTCTTTTGCTTGATGTGTTAGTATTTTTGCTTGTGGATATTTTTTACCTAATTGCTTAACAGCATCTACATTCTTTATCGAATCATCAACAAACGCAATACGGCTATATCCTGCCTTGATATGTTTTTCAATATAGTTTGCCTTCCGTTGTGGGTTAGCATCACCTAATGCCGCAATACTAACACCGCCTGGAATACCAATACTCTTTAAGAACTTGGAGATAGGTTTAGTGTGACTTCGTGCAGTTAATACTGCCACTTTGTCAACTCGTTTGTCTGCTGCTGCTTTTTTGACCAATCTGACAAAGCGTTCAATCGGCTTTGGGTTCTTTAGTTGTTCAAATTCTGAAAAGTCAAAGGTGTCCCCTGGCTCTTCTTCGAACGTTGCATATTCTGCCGGAGTCAATGCAATTTTCTTACCCCCACGCACTAAATAAACGAGGGCGTCTGTTTGCGCTAACGTATCATCAAAATCGGTGACGTACAGCGTTTTTGCCATCGTTTATTAGTAGGTGAGAACTTTATATGCGACTGCAACCATTTCGTTGATAGAACGACTAAACAACTTTTGTTTATTTTCTTCATTCAACTTATTAATAACAGTCATAAGCATACTAGCGGTGAAGGTATCAACTGTCTTCCCCTTCACCGTTTGTGCTTCGCCTGTTTCAACAATTCGTTTAAGTGTCGTTTCAACGAGATGTTCGGACATTATTCTGCCTTTTTCTTTGCTCTTGGCTTACGTGGTTTAGTTGCCTTCTTTGCAACCTTTTTAACCTTCGTTGCTGCTGCAACAACATCTTGTAAGTCAACCTTGCCGTCACCATTGACATCTGCGACCTTAACTGCAAGTTCTTCAACCTTCTTGGTTGCCTTGAATACTGGTGCTGGTGCTGCCATAATCTTGCGATTGACGAAGTAGATTACTACTGCTAACACCAATACTAATCCTAAAAATGTAGTCATGTTACTTTACCTCACTTAAGAAATCGTGAATCAACTTATCAATATTATCGTATGGGGTGATAATATGTGGGGTCTTGTTTTCATTGATAAATGCCCCAATAGTTGATGGGTTACTGACAATATCGAAGCAGATTAAACTAAAATCTTCTTGAACTTCGACGGTGTTTTCACCAAGATTTTTTACCGATCCCATACCACGTGATGAAACACCCAAACGGATATTGTTACGGATAAGTTCACGAACAATGTTTCCAGTTGGAGTGGTTAAAATTTCAATATCACCTCGAACATCATCACCTTCTGTCCACAAACCAACAATGTTGCAACATACGTTCTTAAGGTTGACAACTGGACTTTCTGGATGGTCAAGTTCTCCTAATGCACGGCGTTGTTCCACAAAGTTCTTCTTATAGGTTAACGCTTCACGCATCAACACTTCTTTTGGATATACACGACCGTTTTGATTTTTTGCATCCGCACGTTGTAATACAACGTTGCGCAAAACTAATGGCTTATTGCCATCCATTGCTTCCGTTAAAATACTACGGTCATATTGTAATTCGGTGTATTCACAAAGTAGTGCCATGATTATTCCTCGTTAGCCACAACTGGCTTTTGTTCTTCTTGCTTGGATAGTTGTTCCAATTCTTCGGTAATAACTTCTTTTATGATTTCTATTAAACGAGCCTTTTTCATATATTATCCTCTCATCTCACGAAGGCGTCCGGCGAGTTCCATCAACTTACCTTCCAACTTTGCCATTTGATGTTTAGTACGCTTCCACAACTTGTCATTTGAGATACCATATTCTTTCTTCAAACGACTATTCATGCGAAGTGCTCGTTCAACTAACTTGAGTTGCTTATTAAGTTCAGAAATAGCCATACCGATTTTTTGGTGTGGAAGTCTGGTGTTATCATTACGATATGCGTAATAGTTTTCATTTAACATCGACATCCCATCTTTTAATCGACGATAACTTTCGGTAAGTTTATCACCTTTATTATTTTCTCGACCCTTCTTGGTCAAAGTATATCCCAACCGAGTTGCTATTTTTTCTATATGTGAAGTTCTATCCTTCGTACCAGAAAATGCATAAGGAGTTAAATATCCAGGCACACCGGCGGTTGTTGAGATTTCACTTAACATCTCACGAACCATTTTACGAATAGCTTCACGAAGCTTAAGTTCTTTCTCGTCCATAGATTAACTCAAACTCTTCATATCGTCTACTAATTGATATGCGATAAGAAGAGCGGTGACATGGTTTTCTTTAGTTGTTGGTTTTTGCTGAATATTCTTTAATTGCGAAACCACTTCGTGTAGTTTGATGCGTGTGACATCGTTCTTGACTTTTCCAGCAAACTTTGCGATGGTTGTTGAAAGAGCGCCCGCTTCCTTTGCCATATATGTTTTAAATGGTTCCACATCAGTTGCTTTGTTAATATATTCACGAAGTAGTTGTTTTTGTTTATCATTGAAATTACTATACTTTTCGTTAAAACGTTCTAATAAAATCTTATAAGAAAGGAAACGGATTTCTTCATCTTGTTCTTTTAATGCATCAACATACGAGTTTTCTTTAATAATTTGTTCTTCTTTTAATTCACCCTTAAGATGTTCAACGACAAGGAAACGGGCTTTCACGATGTCTTGAACTTCCATAATATCTTCAGATGCTTCAAATAGCTTATAAACTGAAGCATATACTTTATACGAAGGAACGCGACCGTTCATAAATTCCTTAAGGTCGCAGTTATTCTTAATTTCTTTTATAAGATTGAACTTTTGTGTTGCCAATGCCTTTTCATTCAAAGTCTTATGACGTTGAACGATAAGGTCAAGCATATTAAACGCCTTACTTTCCGTAAGCGTAGGTGCGTTAAAGAACAGACGATAGAGTTGAAGTTCCTTACCCAATTCTGATTTTGGGTGGAAATACTCCCGCACCAAGCGGACAGCGAAACTGTCGGACTTGCCATCTAATACATCTGTTGCAATTTTTCGTACTAGTAATTCAAATAATATACCAGTATTTTTGATTTTATTGTGTTTGATGCTCATATGTTATCCGTATTAAGACGAGTAAACAACCATCATATAAGTAAATATAACCGAAATGTATTAACCGTTTGATTTTTCAACATCTTCCAACTGTTCAGATATCATCTGCTTATACTTACTGACACCCTTTTGCGGTAAATAATCAAGGAAATTTTTGGTTTCCATAGATAAAGTTGACCGCTTATAAGCCTTTTGATTTTCTTTACGACCAAGTGGGTCACGACCATATGGATGACGGTCGGTTGCAAACTTTAAACCTTCTTTTGGACGACCACCTTTATTCTTTACTAAAATTTCTTCTAATTCATCCCCCATAAATTCTTCGTCAGGTTCTGAATCAGCTTCTAGTGAACTTAAAATTTGGTCAACATCATCTATTTGTTCATCCCCATCTTCCAATCCTGCTTGGTCGCCTGGGAGTTCTTCCATTTCTGGAGCTGCTCCTGGTTCTGCTGGTGCCGGTGGAGATGCGGCAGCTTGTTGTTCTTGAACACGTTTGATATCGTCCATAATCTTCTTACGTTCATCTTCAACTTGTTCTTCAGACATTTCAAGAATATTCTTATACACCCAATCTTGTGAAAGAATCTGTGCTTGTCCACCGGTCATATCTCTTGCCAATTGGAACTTTTGTTGCCACAAATTAATCTTTTCTTGTTCGTACAACGTTGATGGATTTGTTAATGAAATCTCAAAGTTAATTAAGTCATTATCAGTATATCCTTGTACGTACAAATGAATGATTGCAATCTTGGTAAGTTCTGAAATTATAATACGTTGAATGCGTTCGACGGTACGTGCAAATCTTACATCTTGTGCAGCCAATGTTGCCTTACCAGACAAATCTTCTTCATATCCCAAGAATGACTTCGGTACCTTGAATGCCGCCATTAACTTGTTGCGGAGGTATTCGATGTCTTCGATAGCGTTGAATTGTAATCCTTGCATGGTTTCAATATCAGTACCAGATTCTTTACCACGAACAGGCATATAGAAATCTTCCACAATATTCATCATGTTATAACGAAGATTGTAGTCACCCGTCTTTGGGTCAACAAGTGGTTGCTTCTTCATGCGGTCGATGATACGTTGCATATACGTTTCCACTTCATTCGGTGGAATGTTACCAATATCAATCTTGAACTTACGCTTATCTGGTGCACGCATGATACGATGAATCAACATCGCATCTTCCATCAATTGAAGTTGCTTCCACACACGGCGACCACCTTCAATCATTGCCTTACCATATGGAAGGAAGTTGGTGTCGGAAAGTAAACGAAAGTGGGCAATTTCGTAGTTATCAAATTCCTTCTTACCGAGATTCAAGAAGTCGTTTTGAATAGTAAAACGAACAGAGAATGGATTTTCTGGATTCTCTCCCTCAACACGAGTCGTTTCGTATACCGATAGAGGAATTGCACTAGTAACACCGTATTCCGGATGAATATCTAGATATAAGAATAAATCGCCGTACTTGGCCATATTACGAATCCATGGCCATAAATTGAATTCCACGTTAAGAATATCATAAAATAAGTTTTCTAAAATTTCTTGAATTTGTGTATTATCAGTTTTAATGGACAGAATGCGATTAAATTCGTCTTTAACTGTTGCTTCGTCGGCGTATATATCAAGAACAGATGAAATGATAGGGTCATTATCCATCATGTCATAGTCACGGAACAATTGGAGACGAGCTCCTTGAAACGCCATTGCGGCTTCATATCGTCCGTGATGTGAACCATATCCACCCGTCCCCGATTGGTAGACGCGAGTAAATCGGTCTACGCCACGACGATTGACGTAGGATTGAATTTGGTCGGTATCAGCGACACGGAGTTTCTTTCCACCAACATTACGAACGACAGTACTGGTAGAAAAAAGTTTCTTCAGTCTGTCAAATACGCTATTATCTGCCATAAAACCTCACTATTAGTCTGCGATGACTTCTGTTAATGCATTCAATAAAGGCTTAACGTATGCCTTATCTGCATGCTTTTCTGCTTCTTCTTTTACTGCCATTAACTTTTCTACAAACTGTGCTTCAAGAACTTGCCAACTTTCAGCATTATAAATGGTATATGGCGTCTTGTTAAGTTCTTCCGCCATCTTGTGAACTTCTGCGCACAATTCCATTAATTTTTTTGATTCTGCTGATGTAAGTTCTGGAAGTGTCTTTTCCATAAGAATAGTAATCTTCATCAAACTAATTTGATTTTCTTTATTCTCTGGAATTAAGTCCTTTAAACGTATCATCTTATTCTCCTTATTTAACTGCTTACGTATCTTCTTGACATCCTTTGGGTTAGGTGCACCTTTTATAACACCATCAGTTCCCACTAATGCACTGTCCTCTTCTATATACATATCTGACGATTCTGATGTTCTCTTCTTTTTGGTTTCTAATTTGGAAAGTATGTTTTTGGTTTCTCGCATCGAACTTCCCATAAACAAATCAATAATAGTTGGTTTTTTCATATTACTTATCTAACTGTTGAAGTTGGACTGTATAAGTTACGTTAATTAATCTACCTTCTGGTTCTGATAGCGTTTTTTCTCGTCTGGTTTCTTGCTGTAAAATACTCATAATCTGAAACTTGGATGACCGTGTAACGACTTCAAGTTCTTTTTCATGCGGATTACGTTTAATACCAGATAAGTGAATTGCCTTAAATCCTCCTTTTGGTGGAAGTGCCCGAAGAATAATAGACACTTGAGGATCACCGATGTTAGCAAAATCCATTGCAACTTTAAGCGTTGTGGTGAATCCAGATGGAGGAAGTTCGATAACGCCGCCTGATTGTATTTGTTTTATAAAAGCTTTAGCGTAATCAACGTTTTTATTAGTAAAGTAGACGCCACGATAAAGTTCTTTTGCTTCTTTTACACGAAGGTCTTGGCTATCAATCAAGTAATCCATTGTCTCATAGATTCTTCTTCGTTCACTTTCAAATCGTTGAAATATCTGATCATCATACCACATCTTAATATCTTCCCGTGTTCCTGGTCGTGATGAGAACAATGGTTCAATTTTACTGTGATGAGACTCTGCTTCTTTTATAAGTTCTTCCGTCCGCGACCATTGATAATCTAACCCCTGTGCTTCTGCATATTTTTCTCGACGAATTTTTAGTCGAGTTATTGCTGTTTCTTCTTCTGAAGCGGACCATGGATTCGGAACCGGCCACGAAAGTAATGGTTCACCTTTTTCAACCTTAACTTTTCCTTGTTTCGGTTTGTTAGTAGATTTTTTTGTCTGTTTTTTACTAACCTTGTTTTTCTTTACAGGTTGAAGCTTATCACCTTCGGTTTTGTGCGTAGTAGTGCTTACTCCGTTTACCACTTTCCCCCAACGACCAAACCCCAGATACTTCAAGCCTAGTTTCTTGGCTTGCTCTGCTGGGGTGAGGGCTTCGGTGAGGTAATCTTTAGTAGTAAACATCACCACTTACGACAAGACCAGTACCGTGCTTTGGTGCGTGGGCCTGGGTTGTCGCAACGATGTCTTGCTCTGAATGACTTTCGGCGTGCTGGATTAGATTTCTTAATCTTCATACTCTTGTCACCGAAGTTTACCTTTTTGATATTTCCGGTCTTTGGATCTTTGACGTATACCTTGAACTTCTTGACATCCCCACGCATTGGCTTTCCAAGTGGAACCTTGCGACCTTGATATTCCGCTTCGTTTAAGGAGTTATAGTTTTCTTTGATATATTCTGCTAAACATGCTTCGCAGAACTCTCCTTCATATAACTCATCAACATTTTCAATTTGTTTAAGTTTGGTATAATACATTGGATCTTCTACTAAATGATCCATTGCGATTTTAACCGCTTCCTTGTGATTATCCGTGTGTTCTTTTTCAACCTTCATACCAAGCTTTAATTGGTCTTTGATTTGGTCAACAGATACTTTGTGTTTTTCTGCAATATCTTCAACGGACATATTTTTAGACAATCCATTTGTTTCATTAACAGGAACGCAATTTGGAACCATCTTTCCACCTTTTTTCTTCATTCCAACTTGCTTATATCCATCCCAACATGCTTCGTCTAGATTTTCCATATTAATCTTCCTTCTTAAACGTTGATACCATTGTTGGTTTACCACCTGGGTTTCCTGCTCTTCTCTTTCGAGTTACTGCCGACCGTTTTTCACTTTTACTCATTGCTGCCGCTGAACGTGCTGGTCTGCACTTTGGATATTTCGCTGAACCACCTTTACGTTCCTTCTTACCCGCCGAGGCGCCACATGGTGGATGTTTTCCTTTTTTATCTTTACGAGAAATGTCTACCCACTTTTGACGAAGCCACTTTCCAAGATTTCCTTTGGTTTTATACTTTTCGT